GGAACGGAGGGTAAGGAGGTTTGTCTCGGCCAACCTGGGTTCCACGCCCAAGGTGGCATACAACGACTCCCTGAGGAATGTAGCAGCTGCGGTGTGTTTGAGGCAGTTGTATTACAAGGAAGTTGGAGTTAGTGTGTCAAGGCCCACCGTCTCGGTGAAGGAGACGCTTCAAGTGGCTCGCATGGCACTCCAGTCTGTTATTGCACCAAAGCCGCGGTTTACCTATGAGCAGTTTCTGCGGACCTATACGGGTCCAAAGCTTCAGCGCTACAGGCAGGCTGTGGCCACGATCTACAGGCAGGGGGTTACTGTCGCCGACGCCGGGGTTCGAGCGTTTCTTAAATTTGAGAAGGTGGACGAGGGTGCGGTGCCGCGGGTTATCTCCCCCCGTGGTTTCGTGCACCTCGCGGAGGTTGGGACATACCTCAAGGCTTATGAGGGGCCGCTCTACCGTTGCCTCAAGAAAATGTTTGGAGAGGTGGTCATCATGAAGGGTATGAACTCTATCGACCAGGGAAGGCTCCTGCGGCGGAAGTGGGACCGGTTTGACAACCCGGTGGCAATCTCCATTGACGCAAGCAGGTTTGACCAACACGTGTCTAAGGCCATGCTGCAGTGGGAACACTCAGTGTGGCTTATGTTCGCGGAAGCCAAGGACAAGTCCCCTTTGTCCACCCTGTTGGATAGGCAGCTCCACAATCGTGTGTCTTTTGTTGCAGAAGGTGCCAGGTATAAGTATACTTTGGAAGGGCAACGCATGTCTGGAGACATGAACACTGGGAGCGGAAACTGTCTGTTAATGTGTAGTATGATTTATGCCTATATGGACTCCCTTGGGTTTTCAATTCGGGATTATGCTTTGATCGATAATGGCGATGATGCCACTGTTATTTTGGAGCGTAGGAACGAGGCGAAGGCCCGGGGTGGGATCAAGGAGTACTTCGGTGCTCTGGGATTCCGCATGAAGGTTGAACCAACCGTGGATGTGTTCGAGCGTATCAGCTTCTGTCAGACTAGCCCAGTCTGGAATGGCAGGCGTTGGACGATGCAACGGGACCTGTGGGGGGTCTTGGGTAAGGACAATGTCAACATGCACTCGGTTCAATCTCTCAGGGAGTTGAGGTCGTGGCTCCGCGGAGTGGGCACTGCTGGCCTGGCGCTCGCCAGTGGTGTACCGGTCTTCCAGGAGCTGTACCTCATGTACCAACGCGTTGGAATTTCGTCGAAGTCCAAGCAGCCCACGTGGCTTGCGGGTCTGGAATGGCTATCCAGCGGGATGAAGGCGGAAGCCCGAGAAATCGGTGATGATGCCCGGCTGTCGTTTTATAACGCTTTCGGGGTGGAGCCCATCATCCAGCGCGAGATGGAGAAAAGCTTTAGACGGGTGCAGTGTACGGAATGGAGTACCCCTACGCTGCGCCCCGGCCCATTGGTTTCATGGGCCCCTACTTTCACAAGTAATTGAAAGACATGTCCAAGCGACGCAATCGCAATCGAAGCAGCACTGTGGACACGGCTCCGGCCGCGGCATCTGCAGTTGCTCGCCAATCACAACCTACCATCACACCCATCAAGGGCGGAGTTAGAATCCGTCACCGAGAGGCTCTGCGGAGTCTCGCATGTCCCCAGGCCGATACACCTTATGTCGGGGGCTCAGTAATGAGACCCCAATCATTCGCGTGGTTGGCGGGGATCGCCGAGCACTTCCAGAACTTTAGGTGGAACTCTCTCTCTGCCTCCTACCAAGCTCAAGGACCGTCCACTGATCGTGGCCAGGTTGTTCTTGCGCCTACGTACAATGCCAATTCCTATGGTATCCACCTCACCGCTCTTACAGCTGCAAACGGGGCAGTCTCTTTGGACTTCCTCAAGTCGCTCCCTAATTCGGTTCAGATGGCCACCTGGGTTACGGACTCCTGTTCGTGGGCTGCAGGACAGTTTGCCCGTAAAATGTTCAACATGGTCGGTATTGAGGTCAAGTCCGAAAACGCGCCCGACCCTGCCCCTATCCTCGACGAGGCTAACACGCCTGGACTGCTCCTTATTGGAATCCAGTCTGCAACCGCCAATGCCGTCATTGGAACCGTGTGGGTTGAGTATTGTGTTGACCTCTACAGTCCCAACATGCCGACCGGTGGAGCAGGACTTTCCCTGTATTCATCTTCGACCGACAGCTCAGACCTTGCCCTCCAGACTGGCGCAGCGAGCGGTATGCTCGCCCTTTTCCCGCGTCAGAACAACTCCATCAAATTCATGCGTCCTGGTAGTTACTCGGTCTACATCGTGTATTCCGGTACAAACCCAGTCCCTGACGATGACGGTCACATCCTGTACAACGAATTCGGTGACGCCAAGCCGTCATTCTCCTATGGCGCGAACACGCAGGCGGGTGTTATGTCGTTTAACGGCGACTCGCTCGTCTCCAGTGGACTCTCCGTCGTCTCGTCGGCGGAAGCGGCTAACTTCTTCGTTGTTCACGTTGACTCTGGTGATGTTCTGGAGCTTGATGCTCTGACAAGCGGTACGCTCGCGTCCACTCGTATCATCATCACCCCCATGCCTACTGGCATGCCAATCACGCTTACCTGAGCGCGCGCATGGCACACAACACCCGAAAACAAATATACCAACAAAAATCTTT